CTATAATTTCCACAAAATAACGATGGATTCACTAGTAACCCTAACCTTGCTTATCAAGGCGCGTGCTATGGCTTTTTGCTTCTCGTAGTCAAGGCTAAATACATCCTTGGTATCAAGTACCCGTCTAATATCTTCCTTGCGTTCTACGGCTTTGAGAGAGGTGTCAGCGTCTAGTTCTTTTTCGAGTGCTGCTCTTTTTGCCGTGAAGTCACTTGAGCGTTTCTGCAATTCCTCTAGTGAAATCCTATCGTCGATGTATAGATCATTAAGCCTGCTAATTTTAGAGGTCAGATTGTCAATCTGTTTCTGGTAGCTATCACGGTCTATAGTCTCTTTGTCAGAGTTTAAAAATAGCTTGTCGATATAGTCTGAATCGGTTTGTAGTTTGCTGATTTCAGTTAGGACAAAGTGCTCGATATCGTCTTTAAAATAAAACCCAGAGTCGCATTTCTCATTGTTGTTATATACTGTCACGCCTTTTGTCTTACGTGGATGTCGCTGCTTACACTCGTACTTGACTAAGCGTGTGCCGTCTTTTCGTTTCATGCCCAGTTTGATAGCAAGAGGAGCTGAACAATAGCCGCATTGAGCTATGCCAGAAAGCATGTATTTAGCTTGAAATGGTCTTGGATTGAATCGTTGGGCAGCAGTCCTCTGTCTTGTTTTGATTTCCTCTTGTGTCTTGTTAAAATCGTCCTCTGAGATAATAGCTTCATGAGTGCCAGGGAATATCTGCCCTTTAAATTGGTTATAGCCACAATATACCGGATTCGAGAGGATAACTCTGACTGTTCTATAGTTCCACTCTTTATCCTGCCCATATTGCTCATTTAGGGTGTCTCTGAGCTTGGTAATCGACATCCCCGATAAATACCATTCAAACATCTTCCGGACGATTAGGGCTTGATATGGATTGATTGAGAGCGTGCCGGTCTCTTTGACATAATCGTAGCCATAGGAAGTTTTTGACCACATCATGGATTTGCCAGATTTTGCCCGTCCAAGTTTGCCTAACTGCATACGCTCCTTGATTTGCTCTCTTTCAAGCTGGGCAAACACGCTGAGGAGCCCGATCATTGCCTTTCCGAAAGGTGTTGAGGTGTCGAAGTTTTCGAGTAAGCTGACAAATTCTATATTATTCTCCAAAAAAACGTCTTCAATCAGATAGAGCGTATCTTTCTGACTACGGCTCAAACGGTCTAGTTTATAGACAAGAACAGTATCAAACTTTTTCTTTTTGGCGTCCTTGATGAGTTTTTCAAGAGCAGGTCTCTCAGTATTTGACCCTGAAAAGCCACCGTCCGTGTAAACGTTGTAGACACTCCAATCCTTGATATTGCAGTAGCTAGTGAGTTTATCCTTTTGCTCATCAATAGAGTATCCCTCCTCTGCCTGGTTCGTCGTTGACACCCTGACATAGATGGCTACCTTATTTGTTGTTATCATAATAGTACCTCTTTCAACATTTCCTAAAAAATGATAAAATGGGTACAAGAAAAAGGGCTTTTTAATGCCTGATTTCTTGCTACCTAGCCTTGTGTTCCCCAGACGGCAATCTTGGAACGCAAGGCTTTTTTTATTTAATGTGACTTGTAGCGAATTTGATGCGTTTTGTAAAAACATCAACCCACATATTTCCCTCGTAAAGAGGTTGGTAGTCATTCAAAAACTTTTGACATATATCAATTTCATTTTGATATTTTTTTAGTCCACGGTAATTTTTTGCAATCCGTTCATAAAGTGGTGCATAGAAGTCTACAGAATTATTTTCCAATAGTGGTAGTAGAATTAAATTGGACTCCTTATAATTCTTACTTTTACCAAGCATTTCTCCTTTTTGGAATATTTCAAAGCATTCGTCCCTTTTAGTATCAACCTCAAGATTTGTAAGTATTTTGTTTCCCTCATCTGTCAAACCGATTTCTAGCAACCACTCAGCGTGTTTTTCCATGAATAGTCTATTACTTTCCTTGTTATATTTTTTCTCCTCAGGCGTAGTCCAGCCGCTTTTATGGAGTTCAATATATTCACGGTTTTTATCGATAGTTTTTCTACCAAGTTCTGTGACAGCAAATTCGTTGTCAACTAAACCTAGGTTAATAAGGCTTTGGACTTGTTCTAGAGGTTTTGTAATACCGTAGTTTTTAGAAAGGTGAGTAGGATATGAATGGAAGTCTTGACCAAACCTACTAATTACCCATAGAAATATTAAGTCAGATATTTTAAGTTTAGTATTTGGTATTGTTTCATTAGCAAAAGGCAACACATTATCAAATAAAAAACCGTCCCAATCGTTTAGTTGCCTACCAAAAATCAATAAAGGTCTCTTTTGAGGAGGAGTCGGTGGAGTTTTTTTGAACAAATTATAAATAGACTGTATAAAGCTCATTATGCCACCTCTCTAATTTTCAAATGGTTGAAAACTGCCAACTATCTTACCAATAATTCTAGGGCCTTCGTCATAAGGAGCAAACTTATCCTTATACTTTGAGTTCAAAGATACTAAGCGCAGTCCACCCTCTTCACGGTAAACTTTCTTGATGTAGGTTTGACCATCCCAATCAACTGCATATACAGCCCCATCATAGTCAAAACCAGTTTCTTTGATTAACACGACTTCACCGTTTTTATATTTTGGCTCCATGGAATCTCCAAAGACCCAAGAGGCAAAATCATGATCTAAATCTTTATCATAGAAAACAGTATCAAAATTACCGTCATTAAAATATGAAAAACCAGTACCAGCTGATAGTTTTTCATACACCTTATACTCAAATAGGTGTTCTTCTAAAGTGATAACTTTATTTGATTGTTCATTGAGTTGTTCATCAGCATACCTCAACACTTTTTGTTTTCTTGGCGTTGTCAACTTAACAACTTTTTCGGTAATTTTTTGAACTAATGGAGAAGTAGGTATTTTAACCTCTTTAATATCCTGATTTTTATCCTCAATAAGGTCAGATTTATTGATACCAAAATAATCCGCTAGAAGCTCAATCTTACCAATTCTAGGATAAGTTATACCTTTTAACCAGTCTCTTACAGTAGTATATTTCAAATCTAAGTCAGAACATAGTTTATTTCTATCAACGCCTTTGCGTGTCATTTGAATTTCAAGATTTCTGGCAAAGATTTCTTTACTTTTGTCATTATTCATTTTAGCGCTCCTTATATAGTATATATTACGGCAAAAACGCAAATAAGTAAAGATAAAAATAAAAAAAAGCGTAAAAAACGCAAAAAATCCTTGACATTGCGGTTTAACCGCATTATACTATAAACATAGCTGAGCTACTCAACTATTAAAAATATACAGAAAGGTAATGAACTATGTCAAAGATGACTTTGAAAACGTTGCGTACGTTAAAAAATTGGCGACAAGCAGATGCTGCTAGAGCCCTAGAAGTTTCTACTGATACTTGGGGAAATTGGGAACGTGGTAGAACAGAGCCTACTGTAACTCAAGCCTATCAAATTGCCGCTACTTTTAATGTGTCGATTGATGATATTATTTTTTTGCACAATTTTGCGGTTTAACCGCAAAAAACAAAAGGAGACACTATGAATGAACTTATCAACGTAACCCTGAATGACAGTCATGAGCCCGTGGTATCAGGAAGACAACTACATGAGGCTTTAGGGGTTAAGACTAGATATGATAATTGGTTTAATCGTATGACAGAATACGGTTTTACAGAAAATCAAGATTATCTAGTAACGTCCATTTTTGGACACAACTCAAACGGTGGTAGACAGAATAAAGTTGACCACATCATCAAGCTAGATATGGCTAAAGAAATTGCTATGATACAGCGTACTGATAAGGGCAAACAGGTCAGAGCCTACTTTATCCAAATTGAAAAGGACTACAACAGTCCTGAGAAGATTATGGCAAGAGCCTTACTCATGGCAGACAAGAAAGTCCACAAGCTAGAGGCTCAGATTGAGGCTGACCGCCCTAAAGTGCTGTTTGCTGATGCAGTAAGTGCCAGCCACACATCTATCTTGGTCGGCGAACTTGCCAAACTCATTAGCCAAAACGGCTACAAAATCGGTGCCAATCGCCTCTTTGCTTGGATGCGTGAAAATGGCTACCTGATTAAGCGCAAGGGCTCAGATTGGAACATGCCAACCCAACGCAGCATGGACTTGAAACTCTTTGAAATCAAGGAAACAAACGTGCAACACGCAGATGGACATATCAGTGTGAACAAGACGCCAAAGGTCACAGGCAAGGGTCAGCAGTATTTTATCAACAAGTTCTTGAATGAAGATGAAGTAGCAGGGTAAGGAGGTGAACGAATGGAACTACTAACTAATAGCGACGACGCTAAAGCTAAAGTAATCTACGACATTACTGTCAAGGATGTCGTAGAAGCAATTGACGCCAAAAATAAAATCCTCGAAAACTCATTGAGTATCGAGGATGTGGAGATCAATATCGAGTGTGACACTAACATGGATGTCGACGAAGTCAAAAGATGGTCATCTTAACTCTCGTAGCAGTGCCATGGTCGATTGTCGAATAGCTGATGGAACTTCATCAGATTTATTGGATTCAACCAAAATATATGCGAAGTCTTCAAATATCTGGGTATCAAGTTTGAATGTATCTTCAAATTCTTTGCCGTTAACGTCTGCATAAATGACGGTGACATTACCGACACCTCTGAAGTGTTCTTCAATAGCTGATGTAATCTTTTGTCCAGGAGCTAGCATATTGCCGACAAGTGACTGGAAATGGTGGCGGTTGTATTTCCCTAAATAGTTGTCAACTTGAATTGACTTAATGTAAGCAGGGGTTTGCCCAAAATTTTTAAAGGTAAACATTCGACTATGTTTCTTGATAGCGAAAATATCCACGTATACATTGACGTAAGGCCTAGCCATATCTTCGGCAGCTTGCTTGGTAAGTTCGATAGATAAAGCGTTTTGTTCGTTAGCCTTGGCTGACTGTTCAATGGCTATCCTTGATAGCCTGATACTTATAGCACCGGTAACAAGCGAAACGACAATAGCAATGACCTGAATCCAGTCGGAAATAGAAATCGACATAATAAAAACCTCGTTTTTTATTAACTATTATATCAAATGGAAAGGAACTGAAAATGAAGGCACTAAAAAAGCTCAAAGATTTCTTTGAGTCGAACTTAGACGGATATGATGTGGTACTAGCTATCATTGGTAGCTTGTTCGGAGTTGTTATTGGTACAGCTATTTTCTGGCTATTTATTAAATGACCAACTTTGAAACACTAACATGACAGACTCATTAAAAAGGAGCAAAAATGAAGCAATTAAAACTAAGTATTAAACCTAAACGAGAACCAAATGAGGGACAATCTCTTAATTCTTCAGGGTATTCAATTAAAATCAACGACTGGGAGTTAGGTTATGGCGTTACTGATTTTAAATTAGAAATGTCAGCGGGCAAAAAACCAAAAGCTACCATCACATTTTCACCACACGCTATTTATGTCAATGATATGATGGCAATTGTAGGAGTTCAAACATCAATGTCCGAACTCGATGAATAGACCGTTGAAATCGGCTTTATCAAAAAAGTCCCTCTGGAACGGCAATTCCATCGAGGGACTAGCAAAACAAATCACGAGGTAATTATATCATGGAACGAAAAAAATGGGAACCAACCATAATCAACATTATGGCAGACGGTTCCAGAGTTGATGATCTAACTAAATATGTCATCCCTAGCGGTCACGCTTATTATGACATTATTCAAGGCATTTACCAGAAAGGAGCATAGCCGAATGAAGTATATCTTTCACTAATGCGGAAGAAAACTACACGAAGATGAATAACAAGTTCTTACAAGATACTAGCTTGAGCTTACAAGCTAAAGGCTTACTAGCTGAAATCTTGATAAATAAAAGCGATTGGCGAGTTTATCTGTCAGAACTTGAAAAGAGGTCAACCAACGGGAAGAGCTCACATCGTACAGCGTTTGAAGAATTGAAACGCAAACGGTATGTTGTGGTTTTCAGAAAAAGTAAGGGCTATAAAAAAGGTTTTGAAATGGTTGTCTGTGCATCAGACATACCCATGACAGACGAATTTATAGAATACCTTGACGAAAAGTTATCCACAGAGTTATCCACAGGTAGCCTTGAAAATTCATAGTTCGATAATTGGAATTTCCATTTAATCAAACGATGATAATTCGTAAGTTAGAAAATTCGTACTACGAAAAAATCAAACGATGATAATTCATAGGTTAGAAAATCGGACACTAACAATAACTAATATATAAACAATAACTAATATATAACAATATGGTGCTACGCACACTAACCAACAACAATATGGTGCTATCGCACACTAACTAATAATAATTACTAATAGATAACTATACAGTAGTCATAGTTAGAGAATAAGAGAGGTAAATATGACTAATCAAGAACGCTATGAGGAAGATTTAAAAATCATTCCCGAAGGCGGAAGCAAATCCTACGTCATTGACGGATTTAATGCCTGCATTAGAAGACATGGATATTTTGGGCATCTATGCGGATACGTCGAAGTGCCAGACGGATTGAACGTCAACATTGACGAAATCGATTGTCACGGAGGCATCACGTTTAACGACCATGGGAGTGCGTTTCCAACCAACGGCTACTATATCGGTTTCGATTGCATACATCATGGCGATTGGGCCCCTTTCACAGCTAGCGAGGGGTTTTCGGATAGCTATGAAACATACAAAGACAGCGAGTTTGTCTTAAACGAAATCAAGAATATTATCAAGCAACTAAAGGAGAAACAAAAATGAAAAAACTTATCAATTGGATTTGGTCAAACAAGCAAGAGGAAGCAGAAGTCCCAGCGTGGACTTTCGAAGGCAATGCATCAGAGCCTAGCCGAGATAGATATAACAAAGCACACGGATTAGGAGAGACATTGATTTGAAACATCTATTAAAATTCCTATTTGGCAAAAAGAAGCCCCCAAAAAAGGACTACTTCTTTGAGGTCGTAGAGACGGCAGAGGAAAAGCAAGAGCGGCTTAAACAGAAATATAGCAAATAACATCAATCCCTCAGCGTGTAGCCATAGCCCTTCCGTGGAGTGTAACTTATACCCATTTTCCCCAAAATATAAGCTTTACTTTACCCGCATATCTTTCTAAAAACACATTTACAAAGCGGTGGGGCGATGGGTGCACGTTGAGAGCACTAAAAAAGCACAGGTAAGGGCCTGTGCAGAAAATAATAATCATCAAGGAGAATATATCATGAAACAAACAGAAAAACAAGTCGTATTTTACAGCGCTAAAAAAGATGGATTTCTTGAAAGTTACAAGGACAAAGGAAGCCTAGTGTTTGAAGCAGTTTTTGACGAACGTCTTTGGAAAGCACTACAGTTACCGATTGAGTTTTACGAAAAACAAAAAAACAATCTCGACAAGCTCGCTGAAGCGTTTGACTGTGAAGTGCTTATCGTAGAAGTCGAATACAATGTAACTAAACTTGACGGCTCGGACTTCGAACGCACAGAACGTAAAGAAGTTACAAGAGACGATATCAAAGCACTCTTAGAAATATTTGCGAAGTAACAAGACAGAAGTGGTGGGAGGGCAGGCATTAAATATGGAACAAGAAACTTATGAAGTCGACAGCCAATGGCGGAACAAGTACATGAATTTAGGTCGTGAGCTGGGCGAAATCGTCAACGAGCAACAAGACAAGATTATCTCACTTAGCCAGGAAAACAAACGGCTGAAACGTGAGATTTGGAACATGAAACAGACCAAAAGGAGAAGAAAATGACAAATAATCAATTATCAGCACAGGGCAAGAGAGATATTGCTATTGATACCAGTGCATGGACATTTCAGGATGTCAAACGCTATTTTGATCCACAGAACCTACTGACGGAAAAGCAAGTAGGTCAAGCTTTGTCTCTTATCAAAGGGCGTAACTTAAACCCTCTTGCTAATGAGGTTTATATTGTTGCTTACAAAAAAAAGAACGGTGGAACTGAATTTAGCTTAATTGTCTCTAAAGAGGCATTTCTCAAGCGTGCCTCTCAAAATCCCAATTATGAGGGGTTTGAGGCAGGAGTAGTAACCGTTGATGATGAGGGCGTTATGCACGAACGCAAAGGGGCTCTTATGTTACCTGGTGACACCTTGGTAGGTGGATGGGCTAGAGTTTATCGCAAAAATTTCAAAGTACCTGTAGAGATTTTTGTTAGTCGTGATGAATATGACAAGAAACAGAGTACCTGGAGCGCTATGCCAGCTACCATGATTAGGAAAACAGCTCTAGTCAACGCTCTACGTGAGGCTTTTCCTGAGGACTTAGGCAACATGTACACCGAAGATGACGGCGGTGAGACCTTTGACCGTATCAAGGATGTGACTCCTCAGGAAACTCAAGAGGAAGTACGAGCACGCAGACTAGAAGAGGCTAGACAGGCGCAACAGCAACTGAGCAATTCAGCTGAAAAGACGAACGCAGAAGACGCTCCATTGTATAAGTCCTCTAATCCAGGTGACGAAACTCCTGTCCGTAGTGAGGAACCAGTACAAGGTGAGCTAATTGAGGAAGAACTAGAATACTAGGAGGACAATATGTCAGAAGTACAAGTAATTGACGCACAGAAAATCAACAAAATCTATGAGATAGTAACAACGGATGAGCTAACAAGGGAGTCTTTTGAAAAAGACATCCTAGAAGCCACTGAAAAATACAAGGGCTATATTCCTACTGCCAGCACTCTCAAAGACGATAAGGCAAAGCGAGCGGAATTTAATAAGCTGATTGACTCTAAAAATCGTATCCGTATTGATACTAAAAACTTGCTGTCAGAGACTGCCAACACATGGGATAGTTACGCTAAGTCTATTATCAAGCCGTTTGAAGATATGGTCAGTGAGTTTGATAAAGGTATCAAGGAGATTGAAGAACATCAAAGACAGATCAAACTAGAAACGGTCAAGAGCTACCTAGCTAATAAAGCAGCTGAGTACATGCTGGACCCCCGTATCTTTGATGAAAAAGCACTTGACTACATCAAGGTTGGTGACTTTATGGCAGATGGCGTGACCCTCAAAAAAGCCACAATGAAAAGTCTTGATGATATGGTCACCTTTGAATTTCAAAAGCAACAGGAATTTGAGAAAGCCAAGGCAACCATCTCAGGGCAATGTGCCGAGTACGGCATGACTGACCAGCCTTATATCCGTATGCTACGTGACTTGACTGTATTGGAAGTCCTGGAGCAAATCAAGTCTGACTACGCCTTTGAAAAGCAAAAGCAAGAAATTGAGCGGGCTAGACAAGAAAGGGAGCAACAGTTAGCGGCTCAGCAAGCTAAAGAGCAGGAACAGGCTCAGAAATCAACGGAGGCCCCACAGATTGACCCAGAGACAGGCGAAATCTTGGAGGGTGGGCAAATCCCCCAAAATGAGCCAAACGCTCTTGGAGGGGCTAAAAACGACCTAAAACGATATACCCAAAAAATGACTTTGGAGGTATATCTTGTAGATACAAACGACAAAGAGCGGTTCAAGACTGGTCTAAGTCAACTCGGATTTGATTTTAAAAAGAACTATCAAGTCAGCGGTTATCAGCGTATTGAGCCACTGACTCAGGATGAACTCAATGAGCAATGTGGGTGGTGACTATGACACAACAGGTAAAAGACTTTATCAAGAGGCATGACCCACAAGCTCACGGTGTAACCTTTGCAATTCATCAGTCAAAGAGTGAGTGTGTCGCAACATTCCACAAACTACGAGAGACTGAGAAAGCCACGTTTACGGGGTGGAATGAGGATGTAAAAAACAGAACAAGTTGTCACTCTGAAAATGACTTATTAGAGGCTTATATCTATAGGACTTGGAATGTCTCTAATGACTGGTTTTGCATTGAGATACTGCCGTTTTAGGAGGAGAACAGAAATGATTGAATTTATCAAAAGTGTAGGCATGGCTCTAGTTTGGCTATTCCTTGGCTATCTAGTCGGCGAACGTAGCGCTAGAAAGGACAAGAAAGATGATTAACAACGTTACACTGGTAGGACGGCTAACAGCTGCTCCTGATTTACGCAAGACCCCTAGCAATGTTTCAGCATTGCAGGGCACCCTTGCCGTCAACCGCAATTTCAAGAACCAAAACGGAGAGCGTGAGGCTGATTTTATCAACTTTCAAGCCTGGCGTGGTACTGCTGACATCATTGCTGAGTACTGTGGCAAAGGCTCTCTAATTGGTATCACAGGGCGTATCCAGACACGGAACTACGAAAACCAACAAGGTCAACGTGTCTATGTGACAGAGGTTGCGGCAGATAGTGTAGCCTTGCTAGAAAGCCGTAACAGCCAAGGTAGCCAGCAGAACCAAGGGAACTCTTTCCAAAATGGAAACAGCTCGAAAGGCGGAAACGTCAACAATGGATATAACCAGCAACCGCAACAGCAAACGCCAAACTTTGGGCGTGGCAACTCAATGCAGGGGAACCCTATGGACATTAGTAGTGATGATTTGCCCTTCTGATAAAAGGTGATGCAAATGAAGTTTAAACCGATTAAAGGATACGAGGGCATCTATGAAGCGTGCTCAGACGGGACAATTTGGACGTGCGAAGGGAAAACAACTTATAGTAATTGGCACGGAAGAATTAGGAAGCGTGTATGGAAGCGTAGAGAAATCAAACCACAGATACAAAAACGAGTAAGAAGCGCCCATAGTGATAAACGAGTGAAGCTGTGGAAAGATGGGAAAGTGGCGACACACTTGGTAAGTAGATTGGTAGCAACTGCATTTATTCTGAACCCAGAAAACAAAGGGTTTGTAAATCACAAAAACGGAGAACCGTTAGACAATTCGGTAGAAAACCTTGAGTGGGTGACTAGATCCGAAAATCAAATACACGCCTTAAAAACGGGGTTAACAAGCGCAAACAAAAAAGTCGTTCTAAAGGACATATCAAACGGCGCAGAGCACCACTTCAACAGCTTGACAGATGCTAGTTACTTCCTAGGGAGAAATCACGGCTACCTCAGTCTAAAAATAAAAAGAGGTAAGGGTGTAGACGGCTACGAAGTTAGATTGGTCTAGGTGTTTCATGGAAAAATTGATTTTAAAATTTGAACTTGATAGAAAACAAATGATCTCAGCGAATGACAGGATGCATTTTCAGCAGAAGGCTAAAATCACAAGGTTTCTACGACAACTAGCGCATTACGAGGGAGAGAATACTTTAAGAGATTACTTTGGTTTACCTTTTAACGAAAAAAAGCCTTGTAAAGTGATTGTCTGGATATTCGCCCCGACAAATCGCAGATACGACCCCCCAAACTGGTCACCCACCAGTAAAGCCCTATTAGACGGCTTGACTGATGCAAATTTCTGGACGGATGATAACTACCACATCATTAAGTCAACGGATTTCAGACATGGCGGGAAGTCAGGAAATAAGAAATACAGGATTGAGCTTGAAATTGAGGAGTTGGAATAACAAGGAGGAAAACGACAATGAAAAAATTTAACGGTGCAATGGTTACGAAATTCAGAGAAAAATACGGATGGACCAAGACACATCTAGGAGAGTTGTTAGGTGTTTCACAACAATCTATCACAGACATTGAATACAATCGCAACAAGACTGAACCAACTCGAGAGTTTCAAAATAACTTGGCAGAAGTTTTAGGAGTGTCTGTCAGTGACTTTTATAGCGAAGAAAACGATATAGAATATAATTTTAAGCCATCAGGTTCAAGAAATAGTAGTCCATTCAAGAAAATAGAGTTTGGGATAGAGCAATTTTTAAATTCGTCTAAACAATATGATGTCATCGTAGAAGTCGAACGAATTGGCATTAAAAATTCAAGAATGGATGCGTATGATTTCGTTGACCTGTATGGCGATAGAAGAATAAGAGGAATAAATACAGAAATTGAAAAAGAGGTTACCTCAACATATCGAAACGATGAATTGATATACACTGATGAAACATTATCTAGTGTAGTTGTATTGTATGTGAAGGCTAACAAGAAGGACAATGAGGAATAAAAATGAAGTATAAAGTAACTGAATATTTCTCAGATGTTCGAGAAGAGCAAACTGGAACTTGTGAGCTATGCTATGGGACCGCTTTGGTCGAAAGTGGTTCAATCACAGTTGAAGACGAAAACGGAACGGAAACAGAAATCCCATTGACAGACTGGAATTGGGGTGATTTTGACACAATCTATATCGACAATGTGGTTAATTTCTCTGCATGGTTGCAAGAAAAAGAAGTTGAACCAATCGCTGAAGAGACAAATGATTGGTCGTGGTTGAATGAGTTAGTAGAAAAATATGACGAGGAGCAGAAATGAATATAGAAGAATTTATTGAAACTATCAGAGACGCAATTGATTTAATAGAACAACTAGACGAACCACAACCGTTGAAGCTAAAAGATATCACAAGCCGAATGAAAGAGCTAGATTCTCATGCTCGGTCAGAATGGATTGATGTAATCTTACACGAATTCGGTGAAGAGTTTGGTTCAAAAAAATATCGTGACGGATACGAGCAAGGCAAGTTAGAGGGAACTATCGAACATGTTAAACCAGTAGTTCCGCAATGTGTGGCGGATTGGTATGAGGAAATTAAAGGTGAATTTTACTTAAACTTACATTACTTGGCTTGGGATATGTTTGAAAGTTTGGACGAAGATGCCTGTGTACCTAAAAAAACATTAAATGACGATATCACACGTTGGTATCGCAAAAACGAAAATGCTATCAAAATAATTGTCAACATGCACCAGTTTGGTTATGAGGTCGAGAAAGAAAAAAGGTATATGGTTCGGTTTAAGGGATTGTCTGACAAGAACATCTACCTAACCGCCAATTTGTTTAGAAACTTTTGGAAAATAAAAGAAGATATAGACGGTTGCAAGGGGACCGTCCACACTCGAAAAGAACTCGAAGCGAACGGCTTCGGCTGGGTCTTCGACTGCGAAGGCGTGGAAGTGAAAGAGGTGGAATAGATGGATGCAGTTGAGTTTACAACGTGCGCACTACTCCTTGATTTCGCGATGGGACTGGCAGTAAAAGACCAACGAGTGATAAGCGTTATGATAGTAGTTCAAATTATCGTCTTAGTGGTCACTTACATCTACGATCAACTATTTCGAGGAGGTCGAAAATGAACAGACTTAAACAGTTAAGGGAATCAAAGGGGATGGCTCAACAAGAGTTAGCTGATATGGTTGGAGTTACCAAAGGGGCGGTTCTTCATTGGGAGAAATACGGTTTTAGCAGTGCAGATAAACTCGAGAAATTAGCTGGCTGCTTTGGGGTGTCAATTTCTTACTTGCTAGATTACGACACCGATAATACGTTCTCAGAGCTGATCGTCAAAGTTAATGAGTGGGCTATCAGCCACGGACTGGACAAGGGCAATCCTAAAATCGAATGGATGAAGGTTACTGAGGAAGTAGGCGAGATTAGAGACGTGTTTCTTAAGCCTCACGATTTCGTTGACCCAGAATGGTCGATAAAAGATGCTATAGGCGATTCTATCGTGACGCTAGTAGTTTTATGCTTACAACTCGGTTACGACGTGGAGGAGTGCCTCACAATTGCTTATAACGATATCAAAGACAGGGAAGGAGTAATGATTGATGACAACTTTGTTAAAACCAAAACGAGAAAATCAGCTAATAGTAGCGATGATTCTGCTAGTGCTATCGCTGGCGATTAATATTGCTACAGCGGTCTGGGTAGTCAACCGACCTATCGAGATGGTACTTATCCACAGGGCTGATAATGCCGTTGAATTACACGGCAAGGTAACTGGAAAATCAATGGTCGGGAAACTCTACACGCTTGATTGTGGAGCTTACGGGAAATTCCTTGTCAATAAGGAACAGTATGACAGTGTGCAGGTAGGGGATGATATTCCCAGCTATTTGAAAGGACGGGGGCAATGATACCAAGATATAGAGCGTGGGATAAAGAAACAAAATCCATGAACGGGATGGCAGAGATTTATAGAAATAGAAATCAAGAAATAGAACTGCATCCGAGAGATGAAAATATTATCCTCATGCAATCAACAGGATTGAGAGATAAGAACGGCAAAGAAATCTTTGAAGGAGATGTTTTGGAAACAAAAGACGGACTGTTGGATGGTGTAGTCGAGTACAGAACCGATTTAGGTATGTGGACGAATAGTTTGTTTAGATACAATAATTTCGAACGCTTGTGCAATGTTGCTGATTCAACGTACATCATCGGCAACATCTACGAAAATCCGGAATTGTTGGAGGCGAACTAATGCCTAGTAATTACCCCAACGCTGGGCTGACCGAGGAGCTATTCCAACGGTTAGTCGACGAATTTAACAAGCTGAAAGCGGAACATAATAGAACGCTCACCAAGCACATCCAAGAGGTTAAACAGTGTGACCGCCGTCAAGCTAGGAAATATTTTCAGAGATTCTACAATGTGGTTAAAGGACACTCTAGACTGTCGCCTGACACTGCTAATGAACTAAAAGGGTTTCTCTCACGCAATCTGATAAACGGCTTGCAAGCTTATCTGTCAGAACATTATACTGGCAAACCTAGCACAGGTCGCCAAGCCGTTGATAAGGCAAATGCTGGACTTACTAAGGAACTGTTTCAGAGGTATCGTGAGGAAGTGGAGCAACTGAGAGCTACTTATCCAAACAGTATCGTGGCACATATCATGGAAATTAAGGGTTGCTCGAAGAGAGAAGCTAAGAATATCTACAGTGCTATCAATGCACTCTATGTAGAGCATGTTAATCTAACGCCTCGCAAGGTAATTCAGTTAGAAGGACTGCTATCCAGAGAGCTATTCAGTGAGATAGCTAAGTATGTATTCAATCACTACGAGTGGCCAGAGAGCTTGGATGACGAAGTTGACCGTATCACTCTTGCATATCGAACTAAGGGCGAGCTTGGGCGTAACAAGGTAACGGTCAGAAAAGCCTTATATACAGCCTACATGTTAGGCGTGTAGCTAGAACGGTTTAAGAGGGTTCAACTCCCTCACTAGCTATTACCAGTTAAATAAACAATTAGAATCGAGGAACCTTTTTTATTTTTGTTACCCTAGCCTTGCATTACTGGTAGCATGGCTAAATCTAATGTATGGGAGGTGGTACCCTAATCCTTCTTTATTCTTGCAAACAAAAAAGACCGACACATTGGCCGGCACTCTTTGGAAATCAACACTACTATTATACCAGAGAGGGCAGAACAATGCTATTGCCGGAAATTGATGAAAAAGCAACAATCAAACGTTGCAAACGCAAACTTCGAGAATACCCACGATGGCGAGAGATTGCACACGATAGCGCTGAGCAGAAAATAACACAGGAATTCACATTCATGCCCAGAGGGGGCAACGGGGTGAGTAGACCGGTGGAGAATATCGCAGTTAGGCGTGTCGATGCACTGAACGAGCTAGAAGCTATAGAGCAAGCAGTTAGCGGGCTATACCGTCCAGACTATCGCAGAATACTGATAGAGAAATATCTGGCATATCCACCGAAACCGAACTGGCAAATAGCACAGTCAATCGGGTTTGAGAGGACGGCGTTTCAAGAATTGCTAAATAATGCTATCCTAGCATTTGCAGAATTGTATAGAAATGGTCAATTAGTCGTAGAGCGCTGAATTTTCGGTATTTTGACGGCTAAAACACGGTGCCTTGCAACTGTTTAAAGTGGTATTATTGTATTATCGAAGAAAAAACGGAGACAGCTCATTTTGTGGGTTGTCTTTTTTATGCACAAAAATCTAGCACGAAGGAGGTGGACATATTGGGCTAAATCAACGACAGAAATTATTTGCTAGCGAGTATATCAAGTTAGGGAACGCCACACAGGCAGCTATCAACGCTGGATATAGCGAAAAGACGGCAGGGCGTATCGCTGGACAAAACTTGAAAAAACTTGAAATTAAAAGCTATATCACTGCTGAAATCGAGAAAATGCACGATGAGAACATCATGGATGCAAAAGAAGCCTTGTCCATCCTATCCGACATTGCGAGAGGTAAACGTGATGAAGAAGTCCTCATGATGAATCCATTGACTGGTGAAGTTGAGAGGCTTATGAAGAAGGCTGACAACAATACAGTTATCAAGGCAATTGTTGAAATCTTGAAACGTTATCCAACGGCTAAACAGTCCGAGAAATTGGAACTTGAGATTAGAAAACTAAGAGAACAGCTTGATAGCGGTGTTGAAGGAACTATGAACGTCAATATCATCAACGCATGGGAGGATATCCCAAATGACGACGATTGATATTCAGAAGAACGTTAACCCGCATTTTAAATCGGTTTGGCAGTCTCAAAAGCCTTACAACGTCTTAAAAGGTGGACGGAACTCATTTAAATCATCGGTTATCGTGCTGAAACTTGTCTATATGATGATTAAGTACATCATGCAAGGCAAAAAAGCTAACGTGGTAGTCATTCGTAAGGTAGCAAATACAATCCGTGATAGCGTGTTTAACAAGGTTCAATGGGCCATTAGTCTATTTGGTCTGGACAGTCAGTTTAAGGCTACTGTAAGCCCGTTTAAGATAGTTCACAAGCGGACTGGTTCTACCTTTTATTTCTACGGACAAGATGACTTCCAGAAACTAAAATCAAATGACATCGGGAACATTATCGCTGTTTGGTACGAGGAAGCAGCTGAGTTTGACAGCGCCGAGGACTTTGACCAATCAAACGTCACTTTCATGCGTCAGAAGCATGATAAGGCTCCGTTTGTGCAATTCTTTTGGTCTTACAATCCACCTAGGAATCCATACAGCTGGATAAACGAGTGGTTTGAAGAGGTTAAGACCAATGAGAACTATCTGGCACACTCAAGCACTTATCTCGATGATGAGTTAGGTTTCGTGACCGAGCAAATGCTGGAGGATATCGAACGCATTAAGCAGAATGATTTTGACTACTACCGCTATCTATACCTTGGTGAAGCGGTTGGGCTTGGTAATCAAGTCTATAACATGAGTACATTCCACGCTATCGACAGCTTGCCAACGGACGATAGACTTATCGGGATATCTTTCGCAATGGATACAGGACACCAACAATCAGCTACGGCATGCGGTGCTTATGGTCTGACTGCAAAAGGCAATGTGATTCTGTTAGATACATTCTATTACAGCCCAGCTGGACAAGTCGTTAAGAAGGCGCCGAGTGAATTGACTGTTATGATCCATGACTTTATCGAAAAGATTATGAAGCAGTACCGAGTGCCTAAGCTTAAAATGACCATTGATAGTGCAGAAGGTGCGCTTCGTAACCAGTATTTTAAAGACTATAGGGAACGCTGGCACCCAGTGGCCAAGAAGAAGAATCAGACCATGGTTGATATGGTTATCAGTCTACTAGCTGAGGGGCGTTTCTATTATCTGGATATCCCAAGTAACAAGATATTCTATGAAGAACACAAGATGTATCGTTATGATGAAAAGACAATACACACTGACGACCCTAAAGTTATCAAAGAAGATGACCACACTGTCGATGAATTCAAATATTTCGTATTAGACAACGCTAGAGCGTTAGATTTGAAGGCTTAAAGGAGCTAATAATGGGAATAGTGCAGACCATTAAAGACTTATTCACAAGGAGTAAATACGTTATGACAACGGAAAGTCTAACTGACATCACAGACCACCCTAAAATAGCCGTATCAAGTGCTGAATACGACCGCATTAGGGAGAGTTTGAAATACTTTGCCGGCAAATATCCACTTATCAAGTACACAGATAGCAACGGCACACCTCAAAAAAGGGCTTTCAATCACTTGCCTATTGCCAGAACGGCATCAAAGAAGATTGCTAGCCTTGTATTCAACGAACAAGCTGAAATCAAGGTCAATGGTGCAACGGCTGACAAGTTCATTCAAGAGCAGCTTAATAATGACCGTTTTACAAAGAATTTTGAGCGCTACCTAGAGTCATGTCTGGCCCTTGGCGGTCTTGCAATGCGTCCTTATATTGACGGTGAGCAAGTCAGAGTGTCATTTGTGCAAGCACCGGTCTTTCTGCCGCTACAATCGAACACGCAAGATGTATCAAGTGCCGCTATCGTGACTAAGACAACCAAGGCGCAAGGTAAGAAGACAATCTATTACACTCTTATCGAACTGCATGAGTGGGCTAAAGATGGTAAATATACCGTATCAAACGAATTATACCGTTCAGACAATCAAAATATCGTAGGACAGAGGGTGCCACTATCAGAGGTTTATGAGGACCTAGAGGAAACAGTGGAATTGCACGGTTTAAGCCGTCCGTTATTTACCTACTTGAAAGCCCCTGGCATGAATAACAAGGATATCAACAGCCCTCTTGGTCTATCTATCTTTGATAACGCCAAGACTACGATTGATTTTTTAAACGAGACCTATGACCAGTTTATGTGGGAGGTCAAAATGGGTCAGCGTCGTGTTGCTGTCCCTGCTCAACTGATTAAGCCTATCTATACTGAAGAAGGTGGCAAGGTTGTTGTTCGACATCAATTTGAAGTAGGTCAAAACGTCTATGAGCAGTTTGAGAGCAACGATATTGACGGCGGTGTTAAGATTACCGACCTTACAACACCTATCCGTGCAGAAGACTATATCAAGGCTATCAATGAGGGCCTGAGCTTGTTTGAAATGCAGTTAGGCGTGTCAGCCGGCATGTTTACGTTTGACGGCAAGAGCATGAAGACGGCGACAGAGATTGTCAGTGAGAACTCGGACACCTATCAAATGCGCAACAGCATTGTCTCACTAGTCGAGCGATCACTAAGAGAGCTAATCATATCAATGCTAGAGCTTGCCAAGGCTTACGGCTTATATAGCGGCTCAATTCCAGAGATGGAAGCTATCAGCGTTAACCTTGATGATGGTGTCTTCACAGACCGAAACGCAGAGCTTGATTACTGGATTAAGGTAGTTAACGCAGGCTTTGGCACTGACACGATGGCCATTGAGAAGGTCCTTAACGTGACACCAGAGAAAGCCAAGGCAATCAAGGCAGAAATCAACGGGAATACGATTGAAGAAGCTAACGCAGAGCGTAGCCGAGAGGATGTTGAGGTATATGGGGAATAAACTTACTAATTTTTTTCAAAGAATCTTCGCGCAAAAAATAAGGGAATCTATGGGGATTAAAAGTCCCTGCCTAAAGTATAGAGAAATAGCAAAAGAAATGGTGGAGGCTGCCCGTGAAGGACAAGAAGAAACCTATCAAATTAAACGACCAACAACTAATGCTTGACGCTAGTCGAGTAGCTGACATCTACCACCAAATGACAATAGACTTGTTTGACCAAGTTGTTGACCGAGTGAGAGAACGTGGCAGTGCTAGCCTAGAGGATAACCCTTATATTTGGCAACTAGAAAAAATGAGTGAGATGGGCTTGCTCAACAAAGACAATACCAAACTCATTGCTAGATATTCCGGGATTGCTGAAGAACAACTGAGATATGTTATCGAGAACGAAGGTTACAAGGTGTATAAGGACACCAAGAGCCAACTATTAGAGGCGTTGGGCGGTAATGGTAACTTCATCACTAACAACCTTATTCAGACGAATCTAGCTAATTATGTCAACCAGACTACTGGAGACATTGACAATCTTATCAATACCACGCTACCTAAGAGCGTCAGAAAGGTCTATCAAGATATTGTTGAGGAGGCCGTCGCAAAGGTAGTCACTGGGTTGATGAATCCAGACAAGGCTATTTCAACCACAGTGATGAAATGGGCTGAGAGGGGGTTCTATGGTTTTACTGACAAGGGCGGCAAACGTTGGAGAGCTGACGCTTACGCTAGGACGATCATTAAAACCACATCGTGGCGTGTCTATCGTGAAGCGAGGAAAGCACCGGCTGATGAGTTAGGAATCGATACATTCTATTATTCGATGAAGCCTGCAGCTCGGGAAATGTGCGCACCGTTACAGCACCAGATAGTTACAACTGGTCAAGCTAGAGTGGAAGAAGGCGAGAAAATCTTTTCCCTTGACGATTACGGTTATGGTAAGCCCGGAGGGTGCCAAGGCATTAACTGTGGCCATACCATGATGCCATTCATCCCGGGAGCCAATTATAAACCAGACCTTCCCGAACATCTAGCAAATCTCACGCCAGAGGAAGCTATTGAGAACGCCAATGCCCAATCTAAGCAGAGGGCTATTGAGCGTTCTATTAGACAATCTAAGGAGCTTTTGCATGTAGCAGAGAAACTAGGTGACCAGGATCTGATAGACAAGTATAAGAGCAAGGTCAGGATCCAACAGGGAGCTATGAGAGACTATCTCAAACAACATCCGTTTCTACATCGTGATTACGCTAGAGAGAAATATTATGCTGACCCATTTAGCAAAGCTAAGAAAGAGGTTAAGCTTAGAGAAGAACAAAAGAAAGCTAGAGAGCTTGCTACTAAGCGTGCAGAACTTGATAAGGCTGTGAAAAGTGGTAAAATAGTAAGTGTATCAGGGGTTACAGTAGGACATACACCTCCAGGAAAGGCTGGAGAGCCAAATAGTGTAGTCCAACATAACGCAACGAATGGAGATGTACTTGGCAGAACCTATTACGATGATAGGGGCTACAAAGTAAAAGATATACATTTCACTAATCATAAGCAACCAGATAAACATCTTTACGGGAAAAAAGGTGAACATGTTCACGACTTTGTGTTTGATGATGACGGTAAGTTTATCAGTAGAACAACTAGAGAATTAACAAACAATGAAAGAGAGGAGAACCTAGATATATTATGGCGATATTAGATGATTTACAAGCGTTATATGATAACGGTTGGGACGCCTCTTTTGTCTACAAAGGACAAGATTGTGCTATCTTACCCAACTCTACAACGGACATCCAGGTCTCCATAGGAGCTCAAACATATGTAGTGTCCTCTCTTGATGACTTAGTAAACTTAGATATTGACGGCCAAAAATTGTCACAAATAATGTCTAAGACAGAAGTACAATACTATTAGCGCTTAGAACAATCTAGGCGCTTTTTTCATGCAATAAATTGCTATAAACCACTAGAAACCGTATCAATTCGATGCGGTTTTTGTTTTGCCCTGGAGCATGGCGTAAAACTGTCTAATTCTGCCCATCGTGGCGTAAAACAAAGGAGTTTTAAGCATGAGTTTAAAACGTGACATGTTAGTTGAAGCTGGTATCGAAGACAAGGCAGTGATTGATTCCTTAATGAATGCGTACGGTTCTGGGATTGAGAACGCTAAAGCACAAGCTAAGTCTGAATTACAAGCTGAAAACGACACTCTTAAACAACAACTTGAGCAACAAAGCCAAGCACTTAGCGACTTGCAGGCCAAAGAGGGAGCGAGTGAGGAAGTCAAACAACAATTGACTGACTTACAAGCTAAATTTGAAGCTTACAAGACTGACAGTGAAGCTAACCTTGCACAAGTTAAGAAAACTAATGCAGTAGCTTTGGCGCTGAAAGACGTGGGAGCTCACAACTCAGACGACCTTATGAAGTTCATTGACCTAGACAAGATTGAACTAGGTGAGGACGGCAAACCAGTCCTAGAAGAAACTATCAACGGTCTAAGAGAAACAAGCCCTTACCTCTTCCAAGCTCAAAGCGAGCCGCAAAACCCAAATATCACTGTTCTAGGCAATCCAGCAGCGGACGCAGGGCAGGATATTAGCGCAGAAGATAAAGCCCTATTTGAAGGCTTTGATAGCGTATAAAAAGAAAAGAGGTATTTAAAACATGGTTGTTAACTACGCACAGAAATTTGACAACAAAGTTGATGAACGCTTTACAAAAGAAGCTCTTTCAACTGGTATCATTAACCAAGATTTCGACTTTACTGGCGTTGACACAGTTAAAGTGTATTCTGTTCCAACATCTCAAATGAACGACTACACAACTAGCGGTGTCAATCGTTACGGTACAGCGGATGAACTCGGTAACACTGTTCAAACAATGGTATTGAAGAAAGACCGCTCTTTCACATTCACTATTGACAAGAAATCAGAACAAGACACTAACGGTGTTATGGAAGCTGGTAAAGCTCTTGCCCGTCAATTGTCAGAAGTTGTTATCCCAGAAATTGACACATACCGATTCGCAACAATTGCAGGCGGTGCTGACACAGATAACATCGTTACAGCTGCAGTTACTAAAAACAATGCTTATGAAGCAGTGCTTGACGGTCAAATCAAGCTTACTGAAGCATTTGTCCCAACAGCGGGGCGTGTGCTTCATGTATCTTCTAAGTTCTACAAACTTATCAAGCTTGACCCAGCATTTGTTAAACAGTCAGATCTTGGACAACAAATTACAATCAACGGTCAAGTTGGTATGATTGACGGCATGCCAGTGGTTCTTACGCCGGGCCGCCTTCCTCAAGGTGTTGAATTTATCATTGCTCACCCAGTAGCTACTACATCACCAGTTAAGCTTGAAGACTACAAGATTCACGACAACCCACCAGGAATTAACGGGAAACTTGTTGAAGGACGTATCCGTTACGATGCTTTCGTTTTGGAAAACAAGAAGAAAGCTATCTACGTCCATAAATCTGCTTAATAGGGGGTAACTATGGCAGTTAAGGAGAAAGAAGAAACAACAGTAAACGGCGTTGTCTTGACTAAGGATGGTGTTAGCTTCACAGCTACCAATGACGTTGCTGTTTCAGCATTTCTTAATCTCGGTTACGAAATCGAGGAATAAACTAGAAGGCGGATAATACACCGCTTTTTATATGGAGGTGGTTAAAATCGCTTATCTAACTAAAGACGAGTTTGAAAAATTTGGTTTTGATGAGGTCGAAAACTTTGAAAAGCTACGAGCTAGAGCAGAATTAACTATCAATATGTTTATTAGAAATCTCTATGACTTTGTTGATTTTGAAAAAGAACTGGAATATCGAAAGAAGGCCGTCAAATTAGCGACGGCTTTTCAAATTGCCTACTTGGATAGTAGCGGCATCATGACTGCCGATGAAAAGCAATCAGTCTCTAGTGTATCTCTTGGGCGGACCTCTATCAGCTATAAGAGCACAGCTAAGGCTTCCACCGAGGGCAGTCGGTACAATCTATCCCTTGACGCTTTGAATGCTCTTAAAGGGGCAGGATATGGCTATAGGGGGATGTGTTATGACCGTTATTGACAAACGCATGCTAGTTGACACTGTCACAATCAAGAAACTGACGGGAGAAACGGATGGCTGGGGTAAAGTAATATATGATGAGCCCACAACCCTAAAATCCGTTAGATTTGATAGACAGTTCAATGTTAGCGGGTCAACTAACAATCGTAGCGAATCAAAGCCCAGTGTTTTATTTGTCTATCCGAAACATTGCCCAGTGGTTCTTGACGAAAGCTTTGAAAATGGCTTGATCAATGACGGAAAACGAGATTATAAGATTCGTTCCGTCATTCCAGTCTACTATCCAAAACGAAACAAAGTGTTTTGTTATGAAATAGAGGTTATCTAATGGGTACTACTGTATCAGTTAAAGTTGACCTTCACGGACTTGAAAAGAAATGCAGTCCCGAAGCGGTCAAGCGTGGCAAGGTAGCCATGATAAGCCAAATGATAGAAGACATGGAACAGTTCATCCCTCGTAGAGACGGAACGCTAAGCGCCAGCGGTACACCTATCAACGATGGGATTAGATATCCGGGTGATTATGCTAGAGCTCAATTCTATGGTTCTAGTTATAACAAGACTAAAAGATGGACTTTCAGCAAGTACACCACTCCAGGGACTGGCAAGCGGTGGGATAAGAAAGCGTCTGCTAAATATTCTAAAGAGTGGGGCAAAGTCGCCTTACGAGCTATGGGGGTTAACTAATGAACGACAACGATTTTTCAGAAGTTCTCAGAAACTTCATCAACACGCTTGGACTACCGCTGAAATGCAAACTTGATTATCTTTCAGAAGACGAGAGTCTTTCAGTCTATCCCTTGCCAGGCGGCAAAGTGGAAGACGAAGACATGGCTGGCACCCAGATTCTATCACTACCTTACGAGATAGCGATTAAATCAAAGGACCAACAAATGCTAAACGCTATTCTGTGGAAGATAAACACTGAGCTTTCCAAAATCGGATTTGAGTTACCAAGCTCAAATAATTCATACACATTTATAGCCTTGACCGTCGAGACACCGAGTTTAAACGATGCCGACGAGCAGGGCTTTTATATTTACTTGCTTGATCTGCAAGCAAGACTAGAAGTAGAAAGGAGCCTTAATTAATGGCTAAATTTAAAAATGCGATTCGTAAGCACTACATTGCAGCTTACGACCCAGAACACCCAGATACAGCACCTACAGAAGATAAATACATGTGGATCGCTAAGGGAATTAAAGAATCTGCACCAGAGAATGACGCAGAAGATGACGACGTAGCGTACTTTGATGGGGACGGTACCAAAGAGAAAGTTATCACTTCAAAATCACGCGGCCGTTCGTTCGAGGGACACCGTGATTACGCTGATAAAGCTCAAAACTTTGTCGTTGACAAAGAAGACGCTGTAGGTGATGACCTCATTGTTTGGTACAAGGAAGCGACACCAGACGGGAAATCTTACAAAGAAGGTCTTGCACGACTTTCTGAAATCGAGGTCGGTGACGGTGAAGCGTCTGAGCTTGAGACAATCAAGTTCCAAGTCAACTGGTCTCGTACACCAGAGAAACATGACATCACATCAGCTCCTGCTGGACGTACAACATCAATTTCTGGAAGCACTGAAAGCACTGGAATTACTGGAACACCAGCAGTGACTTCTAGTTCATCATCAGACACCAGTTCACCATCAAGCGTGGGTTGATCACTAATTAAATAAAGAAGATAAGACACTTTGAGGGTAGGGGTTAGCCCTTACCCTCTTTTTTCGTATAAAGGAGAATAAAAAAACATGGTAGTAATTAAAAAACGTAGCAATGTCATTCCAGTCGATTTCGGTGAATTCCAACTTAACTTCCCAGTTTCGGATAGTAATATTCAACGCATGAAAGCTGTTGGTGAGGACTTGCAAGCCAAAGGTCAAGTATTCCAAGACACTAATGACGAGGAAGCTTTGGGAGCTTTGAAGACATTGGTAGAAGATGGTTTCAATCAAGTATTTGATGATAAAGAAGCCTTTAATCAAGTCTATGAGTTTGCTGGTCAGTCAACAATTAACGCTATGCTCTATCTCATTGAAGCCATCAAAGGCATTTCAGAAGAGTTTGAAAACCAAAATTCAAAAGCAGCCCTCGATAAGTATTTGAATGCTTGATTTATCACGAAGACTAACAGATAAGTTAGTTATTGATGATAAAGAGTACGCCCTTAATCTGTCTTTTGACAATGTTCTACGGCTCTTTGAGATGTGGCAAGATGCAGAGGTCCCAGAGTTTGTTAAGCCTCATTTTGGCATTCGCATTCTGACTGGTGAGACTTTAGAGGACTTCACTGTCGAAGAGATGTCAGAGATATTTAACGAGGTCTTCGAGGAGCATATAAGCCTGTCGGATGTTGAGGACAATCATGTCGAGTATGACTTGGCTGGTAATCCGATGAAGACCACGGCAAGCGATGATACGAAACAAAGGGCTCCTTATGACATTCGATACGATGGTGACTATATCTATGCTTCGTTTATGCAAGCTTACGGCATCGACCTATTCGATATGCAAGGAAACCTGCATTGGCGGAAATTCAACGCCCTACTGTCTGGACTGCCAGAGGGCACTAAATTGATGGAAGTTATCAAAATTCGTAAGTGGAAGCCACAAAAGGGCGACTCAGCAGAATACAAAGAAGAAATGCGTAGGCTTCAAAAAGATTATGCTCTCCCTAACGATGATATCGAGGAAGAGGAGGAGTATGAAGAAGAATTTTAGAAAGGAGGATAATCTATGGCAGATGGTACGGTCACCATCAAGGCGTTATTTGACGGAAAAGACGCTGAAAGTGGGGCTAAACGCATTAAGGGTTCACTGGAAGGACTTAAGGGCTCCGCTGGTAAGGTTGGTTCGGTGTTCAAGTCTGTTCTGGGTGCTAACTTAATCGGTGGCGCTATCATGGGCGGTATTAGTGCCATTGGCAGTGGCATGAAGTCGATGGTCGGTGAGCTTAATAGCGCAACAAAAGCATGGAAGACCTTTGATGGGAACATGCAACAAATCGGCATGCCTACCGCCCAAATCAAGCAAGTTAAGAGCGAGTTGCAAGACTTTGCAACCAAGACCATCTATTCAGCGTCCGACATGGCTTCTACTTACTCACAATTAGCAGCGGTCGGAACGAAGAATACAACGGAGCTCGTTAAGGGCTTTGGTGGTCTTGCGGCAGCAGCTGAGAATCCAAAACAAGCCATGAAGACTTTGAGTCAACAAGCTACTCAAATGGCTGCTAAGCCTAAAGTGCAATGGCAAGACTTTAAGCTCATGCTCGAACAAACGCCAGCCGGTATCGCAGCGGTAGCCAAGGAAATGGGTATGAGCGCTGATGAGATGGTTCAAGCTGTCCAGGACGGCAAGATTAAGACCGAGGATTTCTTCAACGCTATCGCTAAAGTTGGTAATAACCCAGTATTCAGTAAGATGGCAACAGAGTTCAAGACTGTTGACGATGCTATCGATAGCATGAAAGAGTCTATCGGTATTAAATTGATGCCACAGTTTGAGAAACTCAATCAAATCGGTATCAAGGCAGTCGTAGGGTTAACCGATGCTATTGAAAGAATTGATTTCGACAGTATCGCCGATAAAATCGGCAACGCTCTATCTTCGCTTTGGAAAGGCTTCACAAACACTGGAGCTTTGAAAAATTTGGGTGCGACCTTTACTTACATTGGTAGCTCCATCAAGCAACTATTTAGCAAGATTGATGGTAGCAAGCTTATGCAGGGTATTGGTTCGGTGATTGGTGATATCGCCAACGGAATCTCACAAGCCTTGAACGTTGCTACAACATCAGTCAGAAGTTTCATCAGCTCGTTTGCTGATACTGGGGCATTTCAATCGTTTAAAGCAGCATGGCAAGATTCTTGGAATGCCCTCAAGGCTATCGGTTCATCTTTCAGTGAGGTGCTGGGTAGCTCAGAAATGCAGTCAATCATTGCAGGCATTGGCTCAGCACTTGGAACGCTCGTAAACTGGATATCTCAAGTTATTTCAGCAATATCTAGGTTTATCAGTGCAATTCCGCCGGGAATCTTAAACGGTATCACTAGCGGTATTCTGGCAATGGTAGCAGGTTTTATGACTGCCAAGGCTGGGATTTCAGCGGTAGGTGTTGCATTGAAAGGATTGGACTTCATCAAGAGTCTAAATCCATTCAAGAAGTTTGGGGAGGATGCAGCAGAAGGAACAGAACAAGCTGCCAACAGCGCTAGACGTTCTAAGTCAACTATTACTCAGTTATTCAGTGGAATGGCCAATATCATTAAATCAGCAGGGACTAGCATTTCAACGGCTGCAAAAGGCATCGGAACGGGGCTATCAACTGCTTTTAAAGGCTTTGGCCAAGGACTTAAAGCAGTTTTGCAAGGTTTGAAAGGCTTAAGTTTTTCAACGTTGGCAGGTTTAGGAACTTCAGCCGCAATCGCAGCGGTCGGAATTGGTGCCGCTATTGCTATTGTTGTTGCTTCACTCGCTTTGCTCGCTACTCAATCCCAAGGCGTTTCGCAAATCCTTGGAGCTTTAGGTGGTGCAATTAGCACCGTTGTAGGGGCCATTGGTGGTGCGATGGGTACCGTTATTGAAGCCTTTGGAACGGCATTTGGCATCGTCATTAAGGCGGTCGGTGAAGCTGCGCCAGGGCTTGCCAAACTTTCACCACTCGTTGAAGCCGTTGGTACAGCTATTGGTAACGCAGCCCCAGCCATTACGGCATTTGGTACTGCTTTTACTTCTATTTTGGGAACATTGCCAGCTATTATTAGTGCATTCAGCGGACTAGTTTCTGCTATAGGCTCAGCTATCAGCCAAGTGGCCACAGCAATTACTCCGATCGTCCAAATTATCGGTAATACTATCACGGCAGTAACTCAAATAATCGCTAACGCCATTGTGGCAATCGCACCGGTTATCGCGAATTGCATTGTTCAAGTTGCTCAAGTCATTGGACAATTCGGGCCACAGATTGCAATGGTCTTACAAGTGATTGTCCAAGCTATTCAAGCAACGGCACCGGTCATTATGGCCTTGATTCAAGGGATTGTAACAGTCATTCAAACGATGGCACCAGTCATTAGTCAGATAATTTCCGCCATTGTTACAGTCGTCCAAACTCTTGCGCCTATCTTACAATCAATCGTTACTGGTATCGTTCAAATCATCGGTCAGATTGCGCCGATTATCTCAGCGATTGGTGGCGTGATTGGCACTACATTGCAAGGTATAGCAACCGTGGTTCAATCTGCTGGTATGGCAATTGCCACCGCTGCAATGGGTATCGGTCAAGGTATCGCTACAGCTCTTGGCGGTGTAGCAAACGTCATCAGTTCTATCGGTTCAGCTATTGGGACAGCATTGCAAGGCATTGCCGATATTGTGCAGTCGGTTGGTACATCAATCAGCACAGCTGCACAAGGTATCGGAGACGGTATCAAGTCAGCGTTCGAAGGTGTTTCAGAAGTGATTGAGTCAATGGGTAGTGCCATTAGGTCGGTACTCGATGGATTAGCTGATGTGTTCAATTCAATTGGTAATGCTGCTCAGAAAGCTGGTGCAGGATTCAACCAGTTGGCTGATGGTGTTGTTAAAATTACCAACACAAATCTCGGTGACATGGCTGCATCTCTTGCAGCAGTAGCCAAAGGAGTTGGGTCAATTGGTAACAATTCCGCTGGTCTAGCTCAAGCTGGTACCGGTATGGCCAACCTTGGTAATGGTATGAGTAAGGTGTCTAGTTCAGCATCTAGTGCTGTTGCAGGTTTAAGCCATTTCTCAAGTACAATCACAAGTATTCAGTCCTCATTCACGAACCTGCAGTCACTGCTAAGCACAGCGGGTACTGCATTTAGTACGTTCTCAAATCAAGCTAGCCAATCGCTTGCTGGTTTAACGGCTATTGTAGCCCCTATCACTGCTTTTAGAACGCAAATCATGACACTAGCACCAGCCTTAATGGTTGCTGCTACTGGATTAACTCAGTTCAGTACAGTTTCAATGACATTGACTGCTAGCATGACTTCTATCAGCTCAAGCATGACTATGCTAACTAATAGCTTAACTATGTTAGCTACTCAGTTAACTATGATCACTACGAGCATGACCATGATGGCTACTAGCTCAACTATGCTAGGGACTAGCTTAACGCTTATTGGTACGCAATTCATGATGATTGGTACTTCATTGACCATGCTAAACACTCAATTCGTGATGTTTGCCACTAGCTTGATGCAAATGACATCACAGCTCATGATGGCAGGCTCAGCAGTGACCATGTTTGGTGCTCAGCTCATGACTGCTCAGACTGGTTTCAGCATGGTTTCCATGATGGCTACCATGGTATCTAGTCAGCTTGCTATGCTTGCTAGCTCAGCCCAAATGGCGGGAGCAGGCCTAGCAGTCGTAAGTGCTCAAGTCATGATGTTAGCTAGTGTATTCGCTACAGTCGGAGCGGCGGCAATGACATTGCAGGCGACAATGATGTCACTAGGCATGGCAGTTAGTGCCGGCATGATGTCAGCCGTCCAAGCGGTAACGTCTGGATCTATGCAAATGACTGCAGCACTACGCTCTAGCGGTATGCAAATGGTCGCTAGCACACAAGCGTTCATGAATCAGATTGTTTCAGCAGTTCGAAATGGTATGAACCAAGTGGTAGCAGCAGTCAGAACAGGCGGCGCTCAAATGGTTTCAGCTATGCAGTCAAGCGGACAACAGTTGGTGTCAGTCACTCAATCGGCAGTTAACCAAGCAGCGGCTGCAGCAAGGTCTGGTTACGGAGCTTTCCACTCAGCTGGTGCTTACATCGGCCAAGGCCTTGCTAACGGGATGCGTTCTGCTCTTGGAGCGGTTACAGCAGCAGCCAACGCCCTCGTGGCTCAAGCTGAGCGTGCAGCAAAAGCAAAAGCCATAATCAAGTCACCGTCTCACCTATTCCGTGATGAAGTTGGTTGGTGGATTGGTCTTGGTATCGCTCGAGGTATCGACGATTCAGCCCCAGAGGTGGCTAATAGCCTTGATTACATCCGTGACCAAGTAAATGGTTTCAATGTTCGAGCTAATGCAATGCTTACGGGTGCTACCTCAAACATGGCTAGTCAGCTTAAGATGGAAGTCTTGCGAGATAAAACGCCAGACGCTACGATTTCAGCACGTCAAGAAGCCTATGCTGCACATTCAGCTGGCTTGCTTAATGATGTGATTGACGCTCTTGTAGACGTCAAGGAGCAAATAGCACAAGGTCAAAACATAGTGCTTGACAATGGTGCACTGGTCGGTGGTACGGTCAATAACTTTAACAGCGCCATCGATACGATTAAAACGTTGAAAGGACGACACAGATTATGATTACGAAAATCAAAGAATATATCACGTTTGGCGATTTTAATAGTCGTGATGCAGGTTGGTACCTTCAGAAGCGTGAAGCACCCACACCAGACGAAAAAGAGATTGTCGAGTCTATCCCTTATATGCAAGGGGAACTTGACTTCTCTAGTGCTCTTGGTGAGCGTGTATTTGAATCAAGAGAGATTACATACGAGTTCAAGTTGCCATTTACAACTTACGAGAATCGTAAGGTTGCAGAACGACACATTAAGTCAGCTATGGTTACTAAAACACAACGCAAGTTGAGAGATACCCACGACCGTAAATATTACTGGATGGCAAAGATTAAGCATATCAAAGTAGCAGACGACCCGATTAAGAAGAATCTGGTAGCTACAATCACATTCAAGTGCTATCCATTCGCATTTCATGAGGATGAATATTTCGATGACGTTTGGGACACATTCGACTTTGAGAACGATAATTCAACATGGACTAAGTGGTACTTGGGCTATGAGAAGAAGAAGACACCCGTTTACTTTGTTAATGCTGGAGATACATCAATCAGTCCAGTAATCATCTGTAGTGAGGATATCACCTTGAAAGACGCTAATGGGACAATTTACCATCTCAGCAAAGGTGAAAATAGAGATTTCACCTTGACTCTTGATATCGGAATCAATTATTTCGAAGCACAAGGAAATGGTACAGTAGCAATGCACTACTCAAATGAGGTGATGGCATGACAGTATCTTGTGATAGCATTGAAGTTTTTAACATCAGTAGCACAGGCTACGCTATTCGAGTTAAAGGCCTAAGGTCTAGTAATGGCATATCTGGCCTACAAGTTCCGACCTGGTCTGAAGAATCTGGGCAAGACGACCTTGTCTGGTACGATGCCCTAAAATGGGGCGATGATTGGTACTGTACCATTAATTCAGTCGACCATAACAGCGACAGTGGTACATATCAATCTCACTTCTACGTAGTTACTTCAAACGGCTCGAAAGAGTATCTTGATGGTAAAAAGATAAATGTTCCAGAGCGTCCTGCTGGTTTAGCAAAAAAAGCAGGCTATGCCATTTATTGGTGGCCTAGCTTCCTTGATAGGCGTTGGGATAAGCTTAACCGAACAGCTGCAAGCCGTAGAGTTATCCACGACCCATACAGTCCGAGAGGTAACAAGATCGTGCACGGTGAAATCAAGCAAGCGGTTAACAGCATCCATGAGCTAGAGTTTGCAATTCCGTTAGACCATACGATGTACCAGAAGATGGTTCAGTTTAAATCAATCATCGAAGTCGTTAATTTAAGAGATAACGAAGTTGAGTTTGTAGGTCGAGTTTTAACGATGGCCAATGAGATGTCAACGAACGGATTTGTTCAAAAGGTTGTTTGCGAAGACTTTTTGTCATATCTCCACGATTCTGCTCAGTGGTTTCAAAAACTTCCAAACAATGGAGCTGAGGAGTATTTTAAGATAATCCTTGAATCTGCTAACTCTCAAATCGAGGAGTTTAAGCGGATAACTCCTCGAAATATCACAGTACACAGTAAATCAGACCGCCCTTTCCGCTATATCGGATATGATTCGAGTTGGGACACGGTCAAAGAGCGTATTGTTAATAATATCGGCGGATATCTCACGTTGAGAGAATTCAATACAAGATTGTATGTGGACTGGACTAAAGATGTTGGAGTTACCAAAGAGAGCCCAATCAAGCTAGGTCAAAATATCAAATCGGCCAGTCGAGAGGTCGATTTTGACGGTTTAGCAACCATCATTGTTCCGATTGGTGCAGACTTGCAGAGTCAAAATCAAGGGCAAGAGGAGAACCAGAGTCCGGACGTGACACGGGCTCAGCTCGATATCCGAAGTGTGAATGATGGGAAGATGTATCTGGCTGACGAAGAGCTGATAAAAGAGTTTGGTTTCATTCGGAAATCAGTCATCTGGACAGAGATTGACAACCCTAGCATTCTCTTGGCTCGTGGTAAGCAGTATTTGAGAAACCAGAAGATTGCACTAGCTAAATGGACAATTTCGGCAGTTGAACGCTATTTGATTGATAGTCGATATAGCAAGTTCAGGATTGGAAACAAGCACAAGATTATCAATGCACCGTTGTCTGGAATTGAAACATTGCAAATCTTAGAGAAGAAGATTGATATACTCAATCCACAAACTGTTGATTTAACTATCGGCTCACAATCTCAATCATTATCAGCTTATCAATTGCAAACTCAGGAAGCTGATAGCTCTATTGAGAAACTCAAACTAGACCAGTCGATAGTTACCAAACAGAAGAAACTAGACCAGTTGAATACTCAATTATCTGCGCTTAAATCTGCTGGTAAGCCTAAACCTGTCGAGCCGAAAGCTCCGACGGCTCCAGGCGCTAATGCGACAGAAGCTGAACGGACGGCATATAATCAGGCCCTCGCTGACTACAATGTCGCTAAGTCTGATTACGACGCTAAACTTTCAGCGTTTAACATGAGTCAACAAGAGCGTGCTCAACGTATCAGTGAGTTAGAAGCTGAAATTGCACGATTACGAAATGAATTAGGAGGTGCTTAATGCCACAAACTGAAGCCGAGGGGCGCTTGAATCTATACGACGATGTGACCCCTCTTGAAAAAACTAATAAAATCAGCGTCCTTGTTGACGCTATCCGCAAAAAAACAAAAGGGGCTGATGTCCGTGAGGCCATCGCCCTCGGTATAGAAACAGCATACAACGACGCTACTAAGGGCGGAAATACTGACATGGAAGTCGTTAAGTCTAGAGATACCTTCAATACACTCTCAGAGCGTCTCGATAGTATGAGTCAAAACATTGATGGGAAAGCCAGCACGAAGTGGATTGAATCAAAATTTAATGCCATTTCGTCAAACGCTCCTAAGGCTGTCCTAAGCTCGCTGGAAGAGATTCAGCGTACTTACCCCAACGGCGCCAACGGTATCGTAGTAGCAAGTAACACAGGGAAATGGTATTACTTTAACGAGAACGGTAGACGCTGGACTGAAGGTGGCGTCTATCAATCCAGAGGGTTGAACGTTGATGAAGTGACAGCTGACAATATCGACTTCACGGAATCAATCGAGCAACTATTGAGAGATAAGATTGAAGGTTCAGTTTACTTGTGGAACAATACAGCCATCGGGACATGGTCGTCTAATGGATGGCTTCGATTCATGCCTATCCCTATTAAGAAGGGGGTTAAATACTATCTATCAAATATTCGTGGGATATTTTCGTTTGCCATTTCAAGCGATGGCAGCAGACTGGTTAAAAAGTTCTCGGAAACGGACGACTTAGTCACTACAGAATACATCCCACCAGAGGATTGCATGCTCTACGTATCTTCTAAACCAGACGAAACAGCTAGAGTGTTTAACGCTTCACTAGAAGAGCTAAAAAAAGCTAACGTTGATTTTTCAAATCTTCCAGACGGGTACATCTCCCTTAAAATTCCTAAATTAACACTAGATGTTAAACCTGAAGAGCTGAGCTTTGCTAACGTCATCAAGCAATTGATTGATGAACGCACATTTAAAATTGGTCAAGTTTGGACTGGAAACGGAAACGGGACTTACGGTGCGCCCACTTGGGGCACTTATCCCAAGCTGTACATGCAAGCAGGCCAGACTTACGGGTTAAAGAACGTCCGTGGAGTATTCACTCACTTCTTCGATATTTCAGGGAAGAAGCTTAAAACCTTCTCAACAACAGACGTGTTAGTTAACCAAGATTTTACGCCGGCTGAAAACGGCTATATTCTGATTAGCCGTTTGACGTCAGACAATCCTACGAAGGTCATCCAAGGAGGAAATGCTCAAGCGCATTATCTTGAAAACCTTGATTTTGGCTCTAGTGCCATCGCTTCTAAGGTGCCGTTCGTCATGCCAGATACGTCTAGGATTCAATTTGGGGCAGATATTACTGGTATTGATTCAACACAGTCAACGACGATTAACAATCTCGGCTATATGAGTCCTATCAAAAGATGGGAGAAGAGCCGTGGTTTCATCGATACTATCGATGTCTACGTTAAGGATGCAGGAACATACAATTTCGCTATCGGAAACATCGACCAGAATGATTTAATTGTTTCTCCTCGTGTTTTCCAAAAAGAGCTCTCAGCAGGTTTCAATACGTTGAATGTGCGAGGCGAAGACAGAGAAATCTTCTACGGCGAACAGCTCTTCTTCGAATCAAGAGACAACAAGGTCTACGCTTCGAAGGGGGAACGCAACTTAATTCAAGATGCTCAACATGTTACTAATAATGCCGGCTATTCTGGGAAGATTATGTACGAAACAGGACAAGCGATTCCGTTTAGCTATCGTGTGGCAAACGAGAGTGCAATTGAAAAAGTAGAGGTCTTGAAACAAAAAACGGATAAGATTGAACCAATTGTTACGGAATTAGAGCTTTTTAAGAAAACTCCGATAATCACAAGCCCGAACGGGACTAAGTTCCGCTTGCTGGTCGATAACAATGGCAATCTGTCAACAGTTTCAAATATTCCTAGCCGTGTAGCGGTCTTTGGTAACTCAATCTTGAGCCACCCTTGGCTTAAGGGCATGGGTATGGCTGCTAGTGCACCAGACAAAGACTATTTCACTCTCGTTAAGAACTACATTTTATCTAAGAACCCTAGTGCAGTAGTAGAGCGTGGGAACGGTGCGGATTGGGAATCTGATCCAAATAATCGTCGTGGGACATTCGATAGCAAAATGAAGCAATCACTAAGCAACGATACAGATATTGTCATCTTGCAGTTCGGCGACAACCTCAATACTGACGAGAAACGCAAGAATCTTGAAACGGATATTCCAAACCTCGTTAACTGGATTAGAACAGCTTCTCCGAAGGCATTAATCTACTGGGTCGGTATCTACTACGCTTCACCAGATTTCGTGGAAAGAATCAAGCGTATCTGTAAGCCGCTTGATGTTACATTCGTCGACATTTATCAGTATTCCAAAGATGCTAAGTACAAGTCAGAAATGGGCAAGGTGCTGAGACTTCCAGATGGTTCCAACTACACGATCACCAACGCTGGTGTGGCAAGCCACCCAGGGGACTTAGGACACAAGGCCATTGCGGATGAAATCATCAAGAATCTCTTGTTCTAGATTGGAGGTAAAAGTTGAAACAACCAGATGGTATTTTTGAGCTCTTAAATGTTGTTCGTGACTTCTACGAGCACGGTATTGATGAGCACCCTTGGGTGGCCATTCTCATGGTGATTATTTTTTCGGATATCGCTGTGGGCGTGTCCAGAGCTTGGGCTTATCATGAGCTTTCAAGCTCAAAGTTCCGCAAAGGAGCAGTCAGCCACGGTTCTATGATTATATTCGTAGCTATATTCTATCCATTTGCCAATTTCATGAATTTGACGAGTATCGTTGATACATTCATCTTCGCTATGATTGCAGCTTACGGCTCTAGTATTTTGGCCAGCCTATCGGCTCTAGGGGTGGAAATCCCGTATATCGACAAATACATTAAGAAAAACATTGATAAAGAGAAGTTCTTTTTAAAAGAAGAAAAGGAGAATAATGACAATGATTAATTTTAAATTACGATTACAAAACAAGGCTACTCTAGTAGCTCTCATCTCAGCAGCGTTCCTTATGCTGCAACAGTTCGGGCTTCACATCCCAACCAACATTCAAGAGGGTGTTAACACCTTTGTTGTGATTTTGGTGATTTTGGGTATCGTGACAGACCCAACAACTAAGGGTGTCGGTGATAGCGAGCAAGCATTGAACTACCACCAACCACGAAATGATAAGGGAGGATATTGATATGGCAACAGATAACGACATTATCCAATTTGCGGAAGGCTTAGCTGATGCTGGTGTCGGTACCGATGCGGACGGAGCATGGGGAACACAATGTGTTGACCTGCCTAACTCTATCTCAATTAACTTCTTTGGCCGAGCTCTTTGGGGGAACGCCATTGACTTGCTCAACTCAGCGGCAGCAGTAGGCTACGAAGTAGAGTATAACCAAGAAGGCAACCTTGACAGCCGTCCACGCCGTGGTGCTGTATTCGTGATGGATACGACTTACATCTACGGGCACCCATACGGTCACACTGGTCTGGTTATCGAAGATTCAGACGGCTACACCATGCGAACTATCGAGCAGAATATTGACGGCAACGCTGATAGCTTGTATATTGGCGGTCCTGCGCGTTACAACACACGCAATTTTGACGGCATCGTAGGATGGTTCTACTTCCCAACGGATAGCCAATCACAATCCCCTGCACCAACCCCAGCCCCGTTTGATGGTATAATTACTATTAACGAGGAAACCGGAACATTCACGGTTGAAGTATCAGCCCTTAATGTTCGAACTGGTGCCGGTTTAGGCGCTGAAATCGTGGCAGTCTATGGAGCTGGCGAAACTATCAACTATGATGGCTGGTGTGATGTTGACGGCTATATCTGGATTAGCTACATTGGCGGGTCTGGAAATCGTCGATATGTGGCAGTCGGTCAATCAGAGAATGGCCGTCGTACCACATCATTCGGTTCATTCGCTTAATCAAGACCACGCAAACTAAAAAACGAAAAGGAGTATATCACCTCCCCTCACACTGCAGTAGGGATACCATGGCAGTAGTGGTCGAAGCCTCAGCGTTTGCTGGGGCTTTTTTTGTGTTATAATGGTTAAAAAGATAGCTGACGAAGGATTAGCTCTGGGTTCCCGAATGGGAGTAGGCGTAAGCTTAGAATTCCTATGACCCTGTGGTTGTCTTTTTTATTTGTTATAAAATTATGTTATAATAAAAATGCGCAATGACAATCCCTCCGCATCCTTTATGGACAGATACGCTCTGACGCGGGGGTTTTTTGTGGTATAATATACCTACAGCAAGTAAACCTTGACCGTTCCAAAGACTGATTGAGTTCAGCGCCATGTAGACTATGTGTACGTAGCCCGATGGAACCTCTGGAATGGTTGCAGCAGCTGCTTACCAAAAAGGGCTCTTTGAGAGATGGCTCTTTTTGTGTTATAATGAATATCCATCATAGGCAAAGAGCTACGAGGTTATCTCATAGCTCTTTTTTTATTTTGCAAAAAAATAAAATATTTTTGGTAAAAGTGTTGACAATATATAGTATATGTACTATAATATACATGTAAGATAAAGAAAGGGAGAACAAAAGAAGTTCTCAAGGTAAAGTAAAATGGCACAAATTAAAGATGGTTGGCACGTGGTTTATGGTGAAAACGTGTACGTAGAAAACGGAAAAATTATCCGAGGAGTGAAAAAAGGCGAGAACGATTCAGAAGTAACTAGTTATCCTTACGAGTACAGCGAAGAACTTAACTGTTGGGTAAACATTTCTGGAAAAGTAACTCTATCAGCTTATAGAGCAGGACGCAAAAAAGGAACTAAATGCATGAAATAACCCCAGTTGGAAAGTGAGTAGATAATGGACGCACAATCAAAAGCCACTAAGAAGTGGAATCAAAAAAATAGAGAGCATAGGAACTACTTGTCCAAACGTTCATCAGCTCGTAGCTTTATCAGAAATCATGCTACGGGTTCGGATTTGAATGAGCTAGAGGGGTTAATTGCAGAAAGAAGGGACGCACTCATGACTGATACAGAAAGAGAAATCAAAGAACTTATTCAAGACGTATATGCCGATGAGCTAAAAGAACAGCCTTGGGAAGATGTGGCTGACATGCTCGACTTTTGGCGAGATAAAGACGGAGACCTACTAATTGAAGGTCGTGGCATTAAGCCTATCGACGGTGTGGATTATATTGCTTATGCTGACAACGGTGTAATCTGGGAACGATAAACTCCGAATACAAATGGAGCCCTGGGAAAATTCCTAGGGCTTTTTTCGCATTTTTTGTGACCTTTTGCGAATATTTAGGCAAGGAGGAAATAAAATGACTAAAATCAAACGTATCAAACTTGACCGCATTGAGTATTCTAGCTATGGCGTGGAGCACTGGAGTAGGGTCTACATCAAGCACCGAGGGCAGTTCTACAAGCTGTGGCAGTTAGTCCTGGCAGATGAGGAACTAGACAACTACCAGCTAGCCTGTGAGTTGCTACAGCGTAGTAAGGAGATTAAAGCTCATGTTAAAGCAGTATCAAAAAAATAGGAATTTTAGTAACCTTGATTGAAATGTTGGTCGTGCTTCTCATTATCAGTATTCTCCTTTTGCTCTTTGTTCCTAACTTAAGCAAGCAGAAGGATTCCGTTAAGGAAACTGGAAATGCGGCTGTAGTCAAGGTCGTGGATTCTCAGGCAGAACTTTATGAAATGAAGAATAACAAGACAGCTAGC